GGAAAGAGTTTTACTCTAGTACTTAAAAATTTGCGATGTATTTAGAGATAATAGATTTTCTCTTACAGTTAGGGTGGACCCACCGTTTAATGGGTCTATTTTCACACGTATTTTCCTTGTGTCTTGCGGAATTATGCCGTATCTCCTGGGAGAATTGGTATGTGATAACTAGCATAACCGTTATGTTAATCACGTTATTGAACTTATGGTATAAGTTGAACTATTATGCGGAGTCACTTAAAAAATTGGCACGTATTAAGTCTGACAGTAACCAGATCTTCAGACAGGATAACACAGCGGGAAAGTATCAAAGTCTTAATGCTTTGGAAATAACACAGGCAAAATTGGTGAAGCTAGCAAGATTTCCTTGGTGGTCAACCATTCATGCGTTAGAGTCAATTTTATTGGTGCCAGTGTCTATACGATATCCTTTAATTTGGACCATAGTTATGGTCAGTCAATTTTCAGTGGTGACAGTGAAGATGGCTGTTGAGAATGTATTTAGTTATTTTATTAAAAGATCCATAATCTATGAGTGTAGTGTTGCCGTTTCAAAGTTGCCTGGTCTTGGTTTTTATCAGGGCTCAACTTATTCGAAAGAAATGATAGCAAAGGCAATAGGTAATGAAACTGAAGAGCCAAAGAAAGAGGCCCCAAAACAATCAAAGCTTGGGACTAGTCCTGGTGCACGTATCCTTGACAAAATAACCCAAAATCCAATAGGATTGGAAGATGATTTTATGGGTATGATTTTTGAAAAGGCCGCTAAGCGACGAAAAATATTGCGACCCAAGGATGTACCAGAGGAGAAAGAGGAGTCTTCATCAGAAAAGAAAGAGGAACCCTCCGTAGGAGAGGTTTCACAAATACAGGAAGTAAGTCCAAAACTAGATGAGGCAAAACTTGAAGCTGATTCTGCTAGGAAACTTGCCAAGTTCATGGATAACGTTATAGATAACGTTAAGGTACAATTTGAAAAGAAGCTCAGTAAGAAAGAGCGTCGTACAGTGAACTATGCGAATGCAACTAGTTATTCGGAAGATGACAGTGCCTTTGCAGGAAAGGAAGAATGGGATCAGCGTAAGCGGCAAATAGATAGTAGTTGGGAGAATGATTTTGCGCTCACATATGGTGGATGGTTAGATGATGATGAAGGTCGTCGACCGCTACCAGAGTCAAGAAATGCTCCAACGAAGAACGTAAGGTTCGAAGCTGCACTTAGTAAAGATGCAGTATTGCCGGAAATTCAGGAACAGCAAATTCAGGCAGTTGAGGAATCGGGTTATGCTGCGAGACTCGGGAAAATGAAAGTTTCCCTTTTTCATGTTATAACGGATGCTGGAACTAAGTATAATTCCACTTCTATGGGTTTTGTTCGGTCAGCAAATAGCCGAGATCCCTTCGTTTATTCATTATGCAGTGTGGGTAAGTCATTACCCATGTTAGCACCAAAGCCAGGTCGATATGAACTTTTCTTTATTGATCAAAATGGCAATAAACGTAAAGGGGAAGGCGAAGTGACAAGTGATGGGTATTTACAACATACGCTTGATACTCATAACGGAGATTGTGGTAGACCGATTTTTGCCCTTGTGGGAAGAACTTATAAAGCTATAGCCCTCCATGCATTCACAGCTAATGATCATAATTGGGGTTATATTTTTTCTTCAGAACTTCTTACAACAGTTAGCAGTAAGGATTCTAATCTCGAAGATAGACGTTCAAAGGTTGTTCCAGCGGACCCTTCAAAAAACGACCGAGCCCGCCACGAAGGTGGGGGGCGGGGACGTGGGGACCGTTGGTCGAGACGGTGGTAATGGACGAGATTGGAAGCGTTGGACCAGGTAATATTATACCAGGCAACGCCCCTCACCCACGCACTTCTATTTTTCTTAATTCTTTTGGTTTTTCTTATTCTTTTTCTTATTCTCGATCGCGCCCCAACATTTATGCGCACCTTGATTCAGTCCTTAAGTGGGATTGTTATTGCTCCCCGTCTTTTAAGCAGGACGCTTTAGCCTTGGCCGTTAATCTCGTTCAGGATTATCTCCTACCCTACACTCAGGGGTGGGAAGTATGGTCCAACGAAAGAACACTTGAAGAAGCAACCCCGGACACTAGTCCAGGGTATCCCTTCAAGTCTCAAGGGTTTAAAACAAAGGAAGAAGTGTTTAGCTTATGGACGGGTGAACCCATGTACGACCCTCCAATTTGGGAAGTCATCAATAAAGATGAAATACTCCCTAAGGCGAAGGTTGACAGAGGCTGGATCCGAACTATCGTAATTCCTGACGCTACTTTGTATCTCACACAATTAAAATATTTTGGAGATTTTAATTTGCGTCTTAAGGATAAACCGTACCGACCGGGGATGTTTAATCCTCAGTTTCGGTTTAATCCCTTTTATGGTGG